GAGTTAGTCCTCGTGTACTAGTATCAAAAACATGGAAATACTTAGGATCATCGCAATCACCCCAAGTAAACTCCATTTGAGAACCGAGGTAATGTATATTATCACGAGAAGATTTAGTGTGAAAGTGACCAGAAAGCACCATTTCAAAACGCCTAAATTCCGCTGTATCCATTCCATGTGGATTTGGAATTCCTTTATACATTTCAAATCCTGAGAACTCAAAGTGTCCTCCTATGATTGGTGAGTTACACGTCTTAATAAAATCCATAGTTGACGAGTAGTTCTCAGCGTTGATCCAAGGAATTAATGATAGAGATAATTCATCAAATAAGATTGTTGTAGGTTGCATATGAATCGTTACACAATCCATGTAATGACCCATTAACTCTTTTAAAGAACATAGTTCGTTTGTATTCTTATAGAAGACATCATGATTTCCAGGAATGATGTGCATGTGAATCTTATGTTCACGAAGCTTTGCTAAGAATATTTTTCTATTATGTTCTAATGCTTTAAAGTTTACGTACTTACGATGCTCATAGTAATCTCCTAGGTGAATGATAGTCTTAATATCATTTTCTAGAAGGTATGGAAAAAACACGTCATTATAGAATTTTTCTTGGTACTGCATGAAAACATCTGACGAGTTACGAGCACCGCAGTGTGTATCATTCAGTATCGCTAGAAGCATTAAGTAGTTCCTCAACTAATTCATCTGTCATAAAAAATTCAAGAGCTTTGTTTTTCTTTTCTTTTTTAGAGAACTCTTTAATTGCGGTGTCTTTATCTTTAACTCGTGAGATACGTTCTCTTAGCTGATCGATAAATGCTTGCTCATTGTGTGTATCGTCACCAAGAGCTTGAGCAATAAATTCTTCAACGCCACTTTGTTCGATAAACTTAAATTTGATATCTTGTTGTTTCTTTTCTTTGTCTATTCGGCGAAGGAAAGCAAAATAGCAAATTTGAGTGAAGTAGGCGAATGCGTTAGGAGCACCTGTGCGTGTAGCGACACCAGGATCGTAGTTATTAATTGCCCTTAGACAATTCTCAACTGCATCCATCACCATCTCTTCACGATAGGTGTATCGAATAAAGTTGACCTTATGCGACAAGCCTTCAGCGATTTTTAAAAAACACTCTGCGATGTACTTAGGTACTACTGGGATTTGTTGTCCGGCTTCCTTGGCTGCGCGCGCTTTTGTAACGTACTCAACAATGGCTTCACCGAACTTCTTGTTCTCCACGTAATGTGGACGAGCTTTGGGTTCCATTAGGTTTTCACTCCAATATGATTGCACATGATATATTATAACATATTTCTAGGTGTTTTAACAGGGTTTGACGGAAAATATTTTTTCATAAACCCTGTACAACTACGTAATTCTAGTATAAAATTTATCTACCCCCTCCGGGGTATAGTAGTATATTAATGGTATGTTGGCTTGTCTTTATCTTCTTCAGTAGATACAAGATCAGGATGTTCAGCCTCTTGAGGCATACCAATATGGATCTCATCGTCTCTTTCAACGTTATCCATCATACGATTGTAGTACTCTGCAACGTTATCATCTACTATAGCTTCAGCAACAATGTGTTGCTTACCAACAATAAATTCCTGATTATCAGCAAATCCCATCCAACGAGCAAAGTAGTTTGCTTCTCTAGGAACACCTTTAATAATCAATCTTTCCTTTAATACTTTAAGAGGATTACGAATTAAAAACTCGATTTGATCCTCTCCAACAACTTCTGTTAGAAGTTCATCACCTGTAGTTAACTTCATTTGGCGGATATCTCGTGGTACGTATTTTATCATTTTGTTAGTTGTACCTCGTAAATCTTGTAGTCAAACTTTTCTTTAGTGTATAACTGGATTCGTATTCCAGCGTGTACTAAAGTAAAATTCTTCTTTGTTTTCCAGTGTAAATCATCGCAGAGATCATACAGATTGCAATCCCTACCATCATCTGCTTTTCTTAAACCTCGTCCAATTGACTGCAGTACTTTAATCTGTGACTTGCTTGGAGAAGCGAATATAATGTTATGGAGGTTTTTAATATTTATACCTGTGGAGAATGTGCCAAGTGAAGCTACAATGATGGCGTTCTTTTCTTTCTCTGTAATCGAACGAATAGCTTCACGATCAGCAACATCAGTCTCGCCTGATACGTAGAATATTTTTCTATCTTCATCTGCTGAGTCTCTAATTAGTTTGAATAGTGGTTTACCGTGTTTCTCAACTCTATTAAAAAGCACAAGGGTATTACCAGTCTGATCCAATGCTAACTTCTTAATAAAGTTATTTCTTTTTTGATGAGCAACGATAAAGTCGATTTCTTCAGCGTATGATTTATCTTTCATAGCTTTACATTCATCGTCGCTGTACTTTAGCACCAAAGCTTGAATGTGTAGCTTTGCTAGTTTATCATCGTCCATCAAAGCTTTAGTTGTGGTGACTTGATAAACTGGGCCAAACAAACCTTCTAATACAAGTCGATGCGTGAGTGTACCATCCAACGTACCAGTAGTACCTACTCTATACGGGCAATCAGTTAACTTCTCCATGATAGAGGTTAATGATTTAGCTTGGAATGTGTGTGCTTCATCACCGATGATCATGCCGAATTGATCAAACCATGCTTTAGGCATCTTATAGATCGACTGCCATGTACTAATAACAATTGGACAGATTGGATCTTTCTCTTTGCCAGAGTAGATCTTATGTACCCACTTCTCTGAGAAAGCACCATCGTTCTGACCATAGTTCATAAAGTCAGAAGTCATTTGTTCTACAAGAGATGTAGTTGGTACAATGATTAATGCGCGTTTATGTTTCTGCGCAAGATACCAACGTATTAAAAGATAGATGATGAGAGACTTGCCGGAGCCAGTGGGAGACAACAGCATCTTACGTTTATTTTGTAAAGCTATCGTTAATGCGGCAATTTGATAATCGTATGGTGGAAATGGAAGATCTAACTCTTTAATGAATTTGTCAAGATCAACAACTTTTTGTAGGCGTGATAAGTTATCACCTTCTACTTTATAACCACGTTCTTCTGCAAACTTTAAAAGGTATGAGTATAAACCTAAGTACAAACAACTTGTTCTTAAATCAAATAAACGAATCTTTCCATCCCACATCTTATTCTTAAATGCAGGCATAAACTTATAGCCTGGAACATAGAATGTGAAGTACTCTGATAGTTCACGACGAATTCCATCGTCGCAACTTATCATCATGTGTACATCGTTTAATTTGCCAACTACTATTTTATCCATTACACGCCAGAGGTAAACTGACGCCACTTAATCATGTTGTTGATCGTTTGATGGCGCCAAGTTATGTTTGAAACAATTTCAGATAAAGTATCTATCATTGTTTTCCAATACTCAATCTGAGACTGTAGAGTTTGAATTTGTGGATCACTTTCATAGAAGTAATCCATATCGCTTTTCATTGGTTTAGTCAATCCATCGAATGGATCGTAATCCCAACCGAGTTCGTCCATCTTGGTTTTATCCATCTTACCGTTGTACCACATGAACTTATCTTTTAGAAGTTTTTTGAACTCCATCTCTTTGCGTTGCTTTTGCAACTTTGCAAGCGACAAAAGCTCCACGTATTTAGCATGGAGCTTTGGCGTTTCTCTGGAAGATTTGTCTAACTCAAGATCATCGATCTCGCAGTCTTTCTTCCACTGTTCTAAAACTTGTTCTAAAGTAAGCATAATATATCCTTGCAAAAAATAGGCTTTATTGCCTATTATATCACAGTATTCAAAAAAAGTACAGGGTTATGGCCCTATAGTGTTTTCACCGCGGGCATCACTGAATGTGAAGTAATCGTATCTAAATGTTACGTCGACTTGAGCGTAAGTTATGTCAGCGTCTTGAACGCTAAATGAAATAGAACCAATACTTGTTGGAAATGCGTTCTTGAATGTTACTGTTCTATTAACGTTGTTTTTACTTGATAAGATGTAAACTGTGATATCATCTACAGCGTTATCATTTCCCATCATCCAGTCGAATATCTCAACATAGTTCTCCATGTTCTCTGCTACTAACATGGTAATACTTAATTCGTCAAATGTAACCTTATCGCCAGGAAAGTATGCATCCACCTTTGGACGAGTAACTACCGCTTCAGTAGCGTTAACTGAAGGCATGATAAAGTTTTGACAGAAGTAAGAAGTGTTAGGTGCTTTATGGAACACCATTCTAAAGCCATCTGAAACGGCTAAAGCATTCTTATTAGTTGTTACGTAATTTGACATAATACTATTTATACACCTCTGAATAAAAAAAGAGGGACCGAAGTCCCTCTTTCAAGTCTTACTTATAATTATTATTATGTGTAAGATTAAGCGTTGTCTAGAAGACCAGATACTTTGAAAATACGGAAGTATTGGTTCTGACGGTTGTAGCCAGTGTCGTTACCTGGTGCTGAACCAACGAATGGGTTTGCAATCATGCCGTAGCGTGTTTTGAAACCAATCTTAGGTTGGAAAGTACCTTGATCAACTGCACGAACCATTGTTAATGGAACGTATGGGCAGTAGAACATACCAGCGTCGTATGGGTTTGAACCACGGTAGCCAACGTTAACATAGTCAACAGTTGCATATGGATCGATGTAAACCTTGATACGGCCCATTAATGTACCAGCAAATGTGTTGCCAGTGTCATCAACTTGTAAGCTTGTGCTTAGAGCTGGAGCGTAATCTAAAACACCTGCTGCTGCAAGAGCTGTTGCAACATCTGATGAACAGATGATGAAGTTACCCTTACCACGACGTGTTTCTTTAGCGATTTGGTTAGCTTCACGATCTAATTGAACTAATAGACCCTTGAACTTCTCAACTGACCAACGGCCATCAGCGTCTGTTACTAGGTTGAATGTACCAGCGGAAGTGATGTTAGCTGTTTGAGCACCTAACTTAGCTTTAACGTTGATTGTACGAATTACTTCACGGTTAATTTCAGCAAGAATTTCTGCTGAAAGAATGTTAGCTAATTCTGTTTCAGCGTCAAGACCATGAACTGCTTTAAGGTCTTGTGCTAATTCCATTGTGTACTCAGCCTTTAACGCACGTGTTTTAGCTGTTACAGTTGCTTTCTCGATTGAGAATGCCATTTGGCCGAAAGCGTTAGAAGATGCATCACCTAATGCTTCACCTTCAGCTGTAGTCATACCACCGCCAACACCGAATGGGTCAGCAACAGTATCAGCAGCTGCTGTACCAGCAGTACCTGTACCACCAGCGTTAACTGTTGTGTCAGTACCTGGAAGTGATGAAGAATCACCACCGTGTGTACCATTCTTTGGTGTGCCTGAGCTACCGTTGAATGATGATGAAGAGAAGTCTGTATCAGCTTCGTTGAATAACGCTTCTGTACCGTTCTGTGCTGTGTAACGTGACTTCATCGCGAAGATTAAGCCAGTTGGACCAGACATAGGTTGTACTGATGCAACATCGTATGCCATTAGGTTTGGCATTGCACGACGTACTAAAGAGATAAGGATTGGATCCCAGTTCGCAACGCTAGCACCTGTTGCGTTAGCTGGAGCAGCTTCGCTTAGGTAGTTAGATTGTGAACGCTCTTCTTGAAGAGCCTTCTCTTGGTTCTCAAGCATAACCGCTGTAACGGCGCGCTTGTATGGGTCTTTGATCTCTGGGAGATCAGCGTGGTTGATAACTTCAGACCACTTCTTTTGTGCTTGTTCTGCTAAAAACATTTTTATGTTTCCTTCTTATTTTACTGAACGGGAGATGGCGCTTAGGTAAGCTGCCATACGTGGTGATGTAGTAGTTTCTTCAGTTAGAGAAGAATCTTCGTGTTGCTCTTGAGCGTCAGTCACAGTAGCTTCTTTCTTGAAGTGTGCTTCTTTTACGATAGCAACCTTCTTAGCGAAGTCTTCTGCATCTTCTGCATCAATACCTTCAACGAGAGACTTAAGCTTATCTGCTTCAGTAGCAGCTAAACCTTCAGACGCCTCTACAACGATTTGAGCGCGCTTAAGAGTTTCTAACTCTTCAGCCATCTTAACTGATTTCTCAGTAGCTTGGCCAAGCTTACCTTCAAGTTCTTCAACTTGTTCGGCTAAATCGTCGATTAGATCTTCTTTACCTTCTGGAACTTCA